ATCCGCACCCTGAGACAGCGGATTGACTGAGGACAGTCTATGGGTAAATCCCCCGGAAGGTAATGGATGACCCTTGGCTGGACTCACTCAAACAAGTAGACTCCTTTAGGAACAATCGAACGATTGAGCGCGCTCTTATTGTCTCAAACTTTTAGTCTACTTAAATAAGGAAAACAATATGCCCTATTCAGCTGGTTCCGGCGACCTAACTGCCGCCATGCTTGCTTTGAGAACAGATGTTACTGCTGGTCCATCATCAGATGGTAAGATTGGAGCTAATAAACTTTGGCTACCACTTTGGTCTGGCGAAGTAATCAACGCTTACGATGAATACAATGTATTTGAGAACCTCATTACAAACAAGACTCTTTCAGGGGGTTTCTCATATGAGTTCCCTGTTACTGGCACAGTTGCTCTAAACGCAGCTTGGGATGCTGGTGAAGAGCTAGTTGGTGGCGACAGCAGCAGCACAACCTTCAAGGTAAACCTTGATAAGCGTCCAATGGCTGCTCACTTTGAGACCGACAATGTTGACTTGCTTGTTACTCAGTGGGATTACCGTTCTGAGCTAGCTCGTCAGGCTGGTCTAACCCTAGCCAACACCCGTGATCGTCAGATTGTTTCAGCACTTATTGCTGCCAGCGTAGTTGCTCCACTTACTTCAGATCCTCGCGGTCTACAGGTTGCCAACTTCCCTGCTCCAGCAGTTGTTGATACTTCAACTCAGGCAATTGGTGTGGCTGTTAGCGGCTGCTCTGAAGTAACTGCACTTAATATTCTACAGGCAATTGAAAACTATCTTGTATTTATGCAGGAAAATAACTATCCTGTTCAGAATGTTTATTGCGCTGTAACTCCAAAGGTATTCCAAGTTATTCGTGCGCTTGGTATTCCTCGCGTTTCTGGTGGTAACATTGAAAGTGCAAACTCGCTACGAGGCGTAGCTCCAATGTTTGGTGCTTCCGATGTTTATGGTGGTGTTGGTACTCCAATGTCACAGGGTATGAATATGCTTTCTGATGCCCTTGATTACATGGGTGTCAAGATCATCAAGACCAACCACATTCCACGCAGCAACCTTGCAAACTTTAATAGCACTGGTATTGGTAGTGCTAAGTATAACCTTGATTGCAGCTCCGTTAACATCTTCGGCATGATCTTCCAGCCAGAAGCCGTTGCTGGTCTATCCCTCATGGGTATGAAGGTTGATACTGTACAGGATGTTCGTCGTAACACCCAGTTCACCGTTGCAAGCATGCTCAAGGGTACTGGTATCCTCCGTCCAGAGCTTTGCCAGATTCTCGTTGGTACAACCAGCGTAGAAGCAGCAAACACCACTGGTGAAATTGATGCCCGTTCTGATCTAGCTACTATCTTCGGTACAGATTCTGGCTTCGGCGCAGAGTACGCTGTAACCTCATAATGATTGATTCACTCTCTACTTTCGGGTTTGTGTTTATAAACCGCGTCTGAAGAGGAGGTGATCTTATATCTACCCCCGGCTCCCTTAAGTGGGAGCCGGTGGGTTTTTTCTTTTACAACAACAGGAGGCTATATGGGCTTAATTACTAAGTTACAAGCAATTAATCAAATGCTGTTGGCTTCGGGTGAGAACCTTGTAGCCGACTTAGAAGGCGAATCTGGTATTGATACTGGAATTGCCGAAACATTACTAGAACAGACAAGCATGGATTATCAAATGCGTGGCTTGGCTGGAAATAGATTTGTTAGAAAAGTAACATTACAAACAGATGGTTATATTCGTTTACCTACTCCCGATAGTGATGAAGAAGGTATCCTTGCTGTTGAATTAATCTCAACACATTTAAACGAAGAAAACCAAACTATTAAAGCTAGAGTTTTAAATAACTCTGAGCCAGTAAGACTTTGGAATATAACAGACGATACAGATATTTGGACTGTTAAAAACGGCCCTTATTACATTGAATATACAATGAAACTACCTTGGGATAATCTAGAAACAACGGTTCAAAGAGCAATTCTTGCTACCGCAATGCGACACTATCAAAGCATTACTCAAGGTGATGAAACTACAGATGCATTCTTAGGTTATCAAGAGCAGTTATTTTCTTTAAAAAGTAAAGCAGCTGATGTTAATGATAAGAAAAGAAATATCTATAATTCTTTAGGTTTCTTAAGAGATGCTGTATCTCGTACACGATATTATAATGACCCAAACAGATTTAGGTACTGGCGTACCAGAGGTGTTTAATGGCAATACGACGAAGAGGACCACGGGCTGGCTTAGTATCAACTAAGATTCCCGTCTATACCTTAAATAGCGTAGGGCGACAGTCTCCAAATAGAAGACAGCCAAATGAAGCAGAGAACATAGATAATGCCCTTGTGTCTCTTGAGCGTAATTTTGAAAAGCGACCCGGATTTGAAATTGTACCGCAGAAAACTGCGGCAGAAGCTTCTTCATGGGATGTATCTTCAAACGCAATTAGGCTTGATTTATACTCTCTTGCTTCCGTAGATCCAACACATGATCTTTGGTACTATTGGTATAGTATTAATGAAGATAATACCTTTTTAGTTGTTATTGACTTTGATGCTACAGGTTCTACAGAAAAACTATTTTATGTTTTTAGAGTATTTCCTTCTGGTACTTGGGAAGAACTAACCCCACAAAATCAATGGGATGGTGCTGATGCTTCTATTCCAACAACATACAATTCTAATAATGCAGATAGTGTTATAATTGAAGCATATAGAGTAGCTAACTCTATTACTTATGCAGCTGCATTGGCTTCAGGTGTCGTTAAAAAAACAAGTAGAGCTTATTTAACACACGGCTCAGGTACTAAGACAGCTAAAGAATCTCTTAAAGCTGTGTCTTTAGGTTCTAGCGTAGTTGTTTTAAATAAGAATGTGTTTGCTGGTTTTAGCTCTGATGTTGCTGGAAAATTGTTTGATTTAAATGGAGCAGTAACAGCAAACGATGATATTGCTGGTCGTAAATTAACTTATTACACAGCATCAAAAGTAATGAAGGTGTTCAATCTAGGTGATGATGGTCTTGCTGCTACAGCAGATGATGTATTGCTTGGTTGGCGTCCTAGTATTATTACTGGTCAAGCAACAAACGGTGGATCTGCTGATATTCATTTAGCTACTTCAGCTTCAAATGCAGTTGGTGCTTATGTTGGTATGACTATTACAATTACATCTGGTACTGGTGCAGGCCAAACTAAAAGAATAACAGCATATACAGGCGGTACAACTAAAATTGCTACCGTAGATACAAACTGGACCACAAACCCTAGTTCGTCTTCTTATTACTCTATAGATTTAAGTACTACTGTTATTACTGGTACAGCTACAGCTGGTAACTCAACAACTATTACATTAGCTGTTGGTTCTTCTTCTGTAAGTGGATATTATGCTGGAGCTACTATAACTATTACTGGTGGTACTGGCTCCGGTCAAACCAAAACAATAACAGCTTATGATGGAAGCACAAGAGTAGCAACCGTAGACAGTGCTTGGACTACAAACCCAAACAACACTTCTGTTTATAGTATTACAATTAAATCAGCTACTTATATTCCAGCTGAAGATTTTTACTATTCTGATTCTAATTTAGACTATCTCGGTCAAAAAGTAAATGACATTAGTGACATTCGTTTACCTCCTGATGATAATGATTGGTTTGCTAATAACTCCAATCTAGATACTAATGATACTAAAGCAAGACAAATGTTGCGTATTTTGCATGATCCAGATACTCCATATAATAATATTATCGACGGTCGTGGTAAAATTTACTTTACTGTAAATCCTTATTTAAATTCTACTAGTGGTTTCTATCGGGTTATCTCTTGGAATCCAACTGGTAGTAAATATTACTACAGTACTTCGGATGTTAATAAAGGTATCTATACGTTTTCAGGTACAACCGGAGCTGTAACACACACCACAGAAATTGTTGGTGCTGGTCGGCCTTACTTACAAAAAGTAAGAACACCGGATGAACACTCTTATATTGATCCAAACAGAATGCCACAAAAACTTTCTGTTACAATCAATGCGTCTAATGTAACAGCTTGGTCTATTGCTCCTATTGATTGGACTCCAAGAACAACCGGAGATAAAAAAACAAATCCCGGTCCAAGCATCTTTAAAACAGTAGATCGAAAGTCTTTACGACAAGTAAAAATCACTGGTCTTGCTGTGTTTAAAGATAGACTTTGGTTTGCTGCTGATGATGTTGTATTCTCTTCACAAATGGGTGAATATGAAAACCTATTTTTAGACGATCCAAGCAATATCGTAGCTACAGATCCAATTGATATTCGTGTGTCTTCTAACAATTATTGTGAAATTGTAAGCATGACTCCTTTCGAGGATTACATGTTTATTAACACTAAAGCAAATACACAGTTTCAACTTAGTGGAGCATCGGCAAATGAGTTATCTCCAAGTAACGTAGGTGTTGCACCTGTTACTTATTACTCTACTGCACCTATTCTTGATCCTCAGTTTATTGGATCGCGCTTATACTTCTTTGATTCACAGCGTTTATTCCTATTTACGGGTAAAGGTAATATGGGTTTTGCTTCTGCTGCTGAAGTATCTAGCCAAGCCGCTGGATATCTTCCACGAAAGTATAGAGCAGCGGCCACAGCTCCAGCCCAAGATACTTTATTGTTTGTTGATGATGATAATAGAAACCATATCTATGGTTATATCAATAGATTTAGTGGTGAACGTGTAATTCAGAATTCATTTTATAGATATCTTCTTGAAGACACAGATTCAATTGAGTCTTTACAGTGTTTTGATAATTATATGTATGTTGTAAGTAAAAGAGAACAAACAGAAAACTCTAATTCTTATTACTATTATATCTATAGAAACTTAATGTTAAACGAAGATGTATATGTTCCTCGTCTTGACCGTATGTTTAAGATGAAAATTATTAGCAGTACTGTTCAAGCAACAAACTGGAATGCTGATTACGATCCTTATACAACTAAGACTATTTTTAGAATTCCCGGTCATACTGAAATAACCGATATATCTAAATACTTTGTTGTTCTTTTTAAAGGATGGCAATCAGAACAAGAAGACTTAAGCAATGTAGCTATTCAACCTTATTCTGTAACTAATATTACAGATGAAAGTGGAAACAAATACACTGAAATTACAACATTAGGTGCTAACTATTCAGTACACAATTACTATGTCTATATCGGGCTTAAGTTTAAAATGCGTGTAGAGCTTAGTACTTTGTTTGTTCGTGATGAGAATAACAATATTATTGATGGTGTCTTAAATATTCGTAGCGGTGTCTTTAGACATTACTTTACTGGTCCTTATGATATTGAAGTAACACACAGAGGAAGACCAGCTTTTACTACAAGCTATGTCCCAACAAGACCCGAATATACAATATACGAAGATACTTTACCTTTGGAAATATTCCAAGTACAAGGAGAGTTTGCTACTAAGATTATGGGTTATTCAGACTCAACTAAAATTACGATTAGCAGCGAATATCCTACTCCAGTAAACATTACAAACATGGAGTTCAAAGGCAAGTTCAAACAAAAGTATACAACAATAGACACTTAATGGAGATATAAATGTCGAATATTTATGACAA